AGCCTTTCTCCCAGCCTGGATCGCCACAACGACGACTAGCGGACATGTCAATAGGGGTATTACAAAGATAGCAATTAGTTCCATACAGTTCTAATACTTGAGCCTCTGTATACTTTTCAAATCCATTATTTTTAATAATAGTTCTGCGTTTACGACTATATGATCTTGAAAACTCTTTGTTTTTATCTGGATTATTATGTTTGTATTGTTTTACCGTATTTTTAATTTTTTCTTTATTTTTTAAATAATGTTTTACAAAATATTGCTTACTTCTATCTTTGTTGTTACTTTGCCATTTTTTAGAATATTGTTTTTTCCACTTTAAACAGTTTGTACACTTACATTTATTTTGAACGTAAGAGGTTGAACATATTTTATATTGACCCTTTTTAGTATTTTTAGTATTAATCTTACTTTTATATACCAGGCATCTGTTGGTTATTTTCATAATTTATTCTATCATATTGGCTTGCTTTATTACCGCCAAGTATGCTATACTGGTGTTACAACACCATTTTACGATGGTGTTTTTGTCTTTACAAGGAGGACATATTGAGAAACAAAATATCAATAGGGGTGCTTATCACTGCTTTTGGCCTTACCCATCTTTTGGGTGCTATGCCAATGGCTAGTGCTAAGAACAATTTACTTGAACCTAAAGAGACATTGGTTAATGCCGCCCCGCAAGAGGCGGCTTTAGTTGTTTTTAAGGAAGATAGTGAATCAAAACTTAAGAAATATGAGAACTCATATAGTCTTACCGATTATCAATTGGTAGATCTACTTAAGAATGTTGGATTTAAGGGGAAAGCCTTAAAGATTGCCTGGGCTGTTGCCAAGGCTGAATCTAATGGTAGGCCACTGGCCTTTAATGGAAACATTAATACCTTAGACCAAAGTTACGGTGTGTATCAAATTAATATGCTCCGTATGCTTGGAGAAGATCGTCGTGAGCGATTTGATTTAGCCCATAATGCCGATCTATTCAACCCTGTCATTAATGCTCAAATTGCATATCATATGACAAAGGGCGGGGTAGATTGGAGAGCCTGGTCTTCATATACCAAAGGTGCTCATTATAAATGGTTAAATAAATTCCCTGAACATTAATTTAGGGCATAAAGATACCCCCAGATTTTGAGTCTGGGGGTTATTTTTTTTAATTATTATTCAGCAGAATTATTTGCTTCCATTTCAGCAAGGATTCTTGCATCACGCATTGCAGTATTTTCTTGTGATATTCCAAGAATATATAAATCATCTAGTGTAGGATCTGTAAAATTAGTGCCGTCCCATGTTGAGAACATTGCTGGTTTATTTTCTCCTACCCAAACTGCATCATCATAACCTTGTTCTTGTGCAACTCTATCTGCAAGTTCTTCATCTTGTGATGCAAATACTGCAATTTGCATTACCCTGTTATTTTTTATAAATACATAATGTTGTTCCATAATTATCTCCTATGACCAGTAAGTAACTCTGCAGTAACCAGAACCACCATTGCCACCAGCAAAACCAGCACCGCCACCAGCACCACCACCACCTGAACCAGAATTAGCCGTGGCAGCGTTTCCAGCGCCATTGCTGCCGCCGTTTCCGCCATTGCTTGAACCAGCACCAACTGCGCCTGATGTACCGTTATAGCCGCCTCCGCCACCACCGCCACCTTTTCCAAATAAACCGATTCCACCTGTTCCGTTGGAGGCCATGTCTCCACCCGTTCCACCACCGCCGCCTTGTGTTCCGCGACCACCAAGGGTGCCACCAGTACTAGCAGTACCACCTACACCTGTGCCACCAGCACCACCACCACCACTTGCCATTGTTCCAGCGCTGGAACTTCCGTTACCACCGCCACTACCACCGCTTAAACCTGAAAATTGACCACCACCACCTGCACCGCCACCATCTGCGGTTGCTAATGCGCCAAAAGTTGTATTTCCACCATTTGAACCAGTATTTGTTCCATTGGCACCACCCGCACCACCGCTACCGATTGTGACTGTGTAAGAAGAACCAGGAGTGACTGTGATTGTAGAATAAAAAATTCCACCACCTCCACCACCGCCACCATTTCCAGTATTTCTGTTGCCACCACCTCCACCGCCACCACCGACCATAAACAATTCAACGGCAGAACAATTAGAAGGAACAGTAAATGTACCTGTGCTTGTAAATTCTTGAACCTTTTGAGTTACCCCACCGCCAGCGGCAGGAAATACTGCAATACCCATTTTATTCTCCTTATGAAATCTCTACGCCAGAAATATGATATGTTACTGATGTAGCAGAGGCAAGTCCTGTAATGGTATTTGTAGCAGCAAGTACTTGTTTTAAATCAATATATACCGTCGTATTTGCAGCAATAGATGTTGTTGTATGTAATGAAACACCATTAAGACCTAGTGTAAATGTTTGTGATGATGAAGAAGTGTTACATACTGCAATATTTGATACTACCGTCGTGGTTGCAGACGGTACGGTATAAAGTGTTGCGGATCCTGTTCCAAAAGATCCACGTGCAAGTGCCTTAGTTGTTGTAGCCATTAGTTACTACCTCCAATAGTATTATTATAAGCCATTTTTATAGTGCCCCCATCAAAATTAATGTTAGTTCATCTTGTACACTACCCGCCCCATTTAGAACAATATCATCAAGTCCTGAAATTGTTGTAATTGTTGCACCAGATGTTACTGTTGTAGTTCCAAGTGTTGGAGCAGAATATCCTGTTATTGTTGTGAATGATAATGTTCCAGTACCGTTTGTTTGTAGGAATTGTCCATTTGTACCGTCCGCTGATGGCAACGTCCAGACTAAATCAGAACTGACAGTTCCAGGAGCCTTAAATCCTACATAGTTACTTGAATCTGTATCTGCAAATCTTAATTCACCAGTTGCATTTAGCGTAAATGATGTTGTTCCAATTGCGCTTGCAAGTGTCTTACCACTCATTGTCAAAGTATTATTTGTTGTTGCTACTACTGTTGTATCTACATTTAGAGTAATGCTTCCTGCTGTACCGCCGCCTGTCAGACCTGTACCAGCAACGACTGCAGAAATATCTCCATCATTTGCAGTCCAAGCAGATCCATTGTAATATTGAATTTGATTTAGTGGTGATCCACCAGCATCTTGTCTTACGAAACATATTGTTCCATGAACAGGAGATGTAATTGCTGCATCACGTGCTGCTGGATTTAAAAAGTTATTGAAACCATCCAACATATTTACAGTATCTGTAAATGTGGAGGTATTTAGATAAGTCTGAGTATTAGTCCATTCATATGCAGAAGCAGTATCAATCTTTGCTCCAAATGCATACCAGGTATCTCCTACTTCGTCATACATGTAAGCGGGCTTACCGCTGTTGTCAAATGATGCTGGCATAGTGTTATTATAGCAGAATTATACTGCTATACCTCGCTTTCTATAGGTTGCCAATTAAGGTCATCTTCTACCCAAGTATATACACGACCATCCGCTGGATATGGTGTTGGCGCTTCCCAGTTATTGGTTTCGTTATTTTTAATCCAAGAGGAATATGGCTGGGGTAGCCAAAATTTTTCTCCATCAAATGTTCCACCAATGGCAGTTTTTTCATTTGCAATAACTAAAATATCTACACCAAACTCATTTTTAAAATGTTCAAGAGTTTCTTGTGTTACTGAATCTTCAAACACGGCAACATTAATCACTTCATTGTTTTTTATAAAAGCATAATCTATTTGTGCCATGTGCTTACCTTTTTATTTAACATAAATTAAAACCTGTCCAGAGCCACCAGTTGCTCCAGCGCCTCCCCCTCCAGGTCCGTTGCTGGATGCACCACCACCACCGCCGCCACCGCCACCAGCGCCAGTATTGTTAGTTCCAGCAATTCCAGGTTGTCCAGGTTGTCCAGGAGACCCCATACCATTTCCTTGACCACCATTACCTCCATTGCCACCGCCAGGTGTTCCTCCAGTTCCTCCAGATTGTCCAGGAGAAGTTCCACCACCAGGTGCAGATCCACCATTACCACCAGCAGCACCTGAACCACCAGTAGTAAATGATCCTAGCGTTCCTACTGTAAAAGATGTTCCTGCGCTTCCACTTCCACCACTTGGATTTCCAACTGTAGAGGTACCATTAGTTGAAACTGATACTGCAGTTCCTGTTGCTCCAGAGTTTCCTCCAGCAACACTAATTAAAGAATCTACCGAAGTTGTTCCGCCGTTATTTCCATTAGCAGTGCCTCCACTACCAACAGTTATAGTATATGTTTGTCCAGATGATACAGAAATATCTAATGCTCCACCTCCAGAACCACCAGTTCCTCCAGATCCTCCGCTACCACCTGCGGAACCTTTGTTGGGTCCACCACTGCTACCACCATATCCTCCACCGCCAGCACCTATAATAACTATTGCCATCTTTGTTTTTCCAGAAGGAACAGTATAAGTTCCAGAAGAATTAAATGTTTGTGATAGAGAATAAGGAATTACTGTATTTATAGAATTAGATGCATTAGATGGGGCAGATGTTCCATTAGCATTTGTTGCTGTTACAGTATATGTTCTTGATCCATCTGATCCTTCTGTAACCGATATTGGAGACGAGGCGCCTGTATTACTTGATCCTCCAGAGGATGTTGCTGTAAATGTTGTAACTGTTTTACCACCATTAGCATTTGCTGTAAATGGAACAGAAACATTTCCAGTCGTTCCACTTGCAGTCCCAATTGTAGGTGCCTGTGGCACGGTAGTTGAAGTAGCATTTGAAGAATTAGACAAATCACCTGTATCTACAGCATTAATAGCAGCAACTTTATAATAATAAATCTGATTAGAATTTAAACCTGTATCGGAGTATGTTGTTGATGCTGTTCCTGTATTTACTGAAATAGCGGAATATGATGAGCCATCAGTGGATCTTTCTATTCTATACCCCGTGATTGGCGCACCGTTATTTGCGGGGGTATCCCAAGATAAATCTATTCTTCCATCATTGTATGCACGAGAAGTACCAAAGTCAGTAGCAGTTAGGCCAGTTACTTGATTAGGTTTTCCAGCACCCTGGAATCCTAATCCTCTGACACCTATCTGTCGTCCACTAATAATGGGCATTTAGGCTCCTTATGCGAACTTAGTCTGTGATCCAAATGCTGTAAATGTAGCAGATCCAGTTTTAATAATTGTATAAGAATAAATGTCAATGCTATTTGCATTACCCGCAGCAGGAGCAGTTCCATTCTGCCACTTTGGTGTTACGGCATTGCCATCAATTTGAAATGCTGTTTGATAATATGCAGGAGAACCTTGTGTTGCAAAGAATACAACAGTAATTGAATCTCCTGTTGTTAAAATTGAATCTAGAGTTTCTCCTGAACTACCCCGAACATTTAGAGTCCAGTTACCTGTAGCAGAAGCGGTATCATACCAAACACCAGAAGTATTTACATCAAGATTAACGGTTCCTGTTGCGCCAGATGAATAAACATTCCAACGCTCTTCAGGTGAAAGCAAAATTGCTTGTGATAATGTCTTACCTGTCATTGTAAGAGTGTTATTTGTTGTTGCAACTACGGCTGTATCTACTGATACCGTCGGAATTGGGCCAGCGCTATCTGCGACTGAAATACCAGTTCCAGAAGTAACTGCAGTAATATCACCAGACTCAGTAGCATTTACCCAACTAGTACCATTATAAACAAGTGCTTGATTTGTAACAGGAGAGGTGATAACAACATCTGTCAAAGCGTCGAGGGTAGTTGAAGCAATACCCTGTAATGGATACCATGTATCAGTATCAGAATCATATACAAACCCTGGTTTTGGATCTGTTGTATTAATTGTTGCCATTATTTCTCCTTGTGTTTATTATAGCAGATTACTCTGCTATTTCTTCCCACTCAATATTTTCTTCATTCCATGTATAATTTTTTCCATCTTGTGGATAAGGAATTGGTGCTTCCCAAAGACATGTATCTTCATTTAAAATCCAAGAATTTAAATTCTCTGGTTTTGGTGGTATAAAAGCATCTTTTATTGGATCGTAAAGAAAACCAATACCAGCATAATTTTTACGTAATGGGGTACCACCTTCTTTATGAACACCACCAAAAGTATTAAATGATGTTTTAATCCAAGTACCGCCAAGATTTTGTACTAGCCATGAATAACCTTCATCTCCTGCTGGATCATTATTATCTCCAACAGTTACTCTAACTACAATACTGTTTTCATCTATTTCTGCCCAATGTGCCATTATCCACCTACCTGTGCTCTTGTGTAACGAACAATCACTATTCCAGAACCACCACCAGAACCTCCGCCAGCATATCCACCACCACCAGCACCTCCACCACCAGTGTTTGCTAATCCAGCAGTTGTAGTTCTGCTTCCACCACCTTTACCATTTTCTGAATTTCCAGTTCCGCCATAAAATCCTCCCCATCCAGAACCTCCACCAGCATACCAATAAGTTCCACTTATATTTTCTCCAGTTGCGGTTGCTGAACCCCATGAAGAATATGCGCTTGAACCATCTCCACCTTTTCCTCCAGTATATCCGTTTGGAGAACTGGCTCCAGCCTGTGTTGCTCCTCCGCCACCGCCAGAGCCTTGGCTTCCACCAGATCCACCATTTGTTCCCTGTCCAGAAGTTCCAGTTCCACCAGCAACACTTGTTGCTCCTCCGCCACCAGATCCACCATTATTACCTACACCGCCAGAGCCTGAACCTCCACCAACTGCTGTTAAACTGAACCCAGTTGTACTGTTTCCATTTGGGGCAGTAGTATTCCAGCCAGGATATGCTCCTCCAGCACCAACAACTAAAGAATAACTATTAGCAGATAAAGATTGTGATGCTGTATATAGTAATCCTCCAGCACCTCCGCCACCGCCAGCCTGATTTAAACTAGAACTGAGTCCATAACCAGAGCCTCCTCCAGCAACCATTAAAATGTCTGCGGTAACTGGTGCATTGGAAACAGTCAAAGTACCATTTGCTGTAAATGTTCTATAATAATATGTTGCATCTGATGTTAAAGTTCCACCGCTTACTGATGGTAGTGGTTTTGGTGTAACTGAATTGCTTGCAGAAGATGAAGTAGAAGTTCCATTAGCATTTGTAGCAGTTAAAGTAAATGTGTATCCTTGATTAGAAGAGTATGTACCAGTAACTGTTAGTGGACTTGATGTTCCAGACGTTGTAGTTGAAAGGCTTGGGCTTGCCGTAGCAGTATATGAAGTAATAGATTTTCCACCAGTTGCTCCAGCAGTAAATGTTAGTGAAACAGTTGTATCATTTGTTCTACTTGCAGTTCCAATAGTAGGTGCTTGTGGAACTGTTGTTGCAGTTGCGTTTGCAGAAGTAGATGCTAGTCCAGTTCCAACAACATTTATAGCACTTACTTTGTAATAATATATTTGTGCACTAGATAAACTAGTATCTGAATATGTTGTAGCAGAAGACCCTGTATTTGCTACTAATGTAGAATATGAAGATCCATTAGTAGATCTTTCAATTTTATACCCCGAAATTGTTGCACCATTGTTTGCAGGTGCTGTCCAAGACAAATCAATTCTTCCATTGTTATAAGCACGACCAGTTCCAAAATCGGTTGCGGTTAATCCTGTAACCTGATTAGGTGCAGCAGCACCAGCAAAGCCAAATGCTTTATTGGTTCCTGCTCCACGAGTGCCTAAGAATGGTGACACTAAACTCCCCCTTATGCAAACTTAGTCTGAGACGCAAGGGCTGTAAATGTAGCGCTTCCTGTCTTGATTACTGTGATTGAATAAATATCAATACTATTTGTATTTCCAGAAGAAGGCGCTGCACCGTTCTGCCACTTTGGAGTTATTGCATTACCGTCAATTTGTAAAGCAGTCTGGTAATATGCAGTACCGCCATTTGTTACCAAGAATGCAATTGTTAAAGATTTTCCAGTTGACATTACTGAATCTAAAGTTGTTGATCCATCGCCACGCAAATTTAATGTCCAGTTACCAGAAGCATCTGTTGTGTAATATGTAACTGCACCATTTGTCAAAAGATTATAATTTACTGTACCAGTTGCTGCTGTTGCAGATACAGTGGCATTTTCCATAATCTGCCAAATTGAAGCAGTTCCAGTAATAACTGGTGCTGTTAGATTTGCAGATGTTAAAGTTTTATTTGTAAGTGTTTCGCTTCCAGCAACGGTAGCAAAATCAGCATCAGTTACAGCAGTATTAAATTCTGCAATTGTTCCTGTTACTGTATTAGATCCAAGAGCAATAGACTTATTTGTAAGTGTTTGTGTACTTGCTGCTGAATCTACCCAGGCTAATCCTGATGTTGTTGCGGAGTTAACATTAAGAACATATCCATTAGTTGCTGCAACATTTATAACAGAAGCAGCATCATTTGCAGTACCAACAATTAAATCACCCTTTGCAGACATTAACGCTGTTGCAATAAATGGATTATCTCCAATTACTGTTGGATCTTTATCTACCCAAACAACACCCATTGATAAATCTGATGTTGGAGCATCTGTTGTAAAAACTGCGGTTGCAGAAACTGGTTGTCCACCAATTGTTCCATCTTGATCTACCCAGATGTATCCGTTAGGAATTCCTGATGGTGTAAAGTCTCCTGGAACTGGAGCGGTAGTAGCAACGTCTCCACCTGATGAAGGACGATTTTCAAGAGTAACAATGTCCTGTTGAATATCATAAATTGTTTTAGCCATTGAAGGCTCTACAAGTGCTGCAGGTGATGTGTTTGCTGGACTATATGCATATGAGC